CCTTGCGATCCCTGTTCAAGAAGGTCAAGCAGATAGAAGGTTGCTTGCTCATCTGCACTCAAGTATGCAGACTCTAGGCCGACCTCTGCTCTCATCCTTCGGTAGTGCATCAAGCCATCCATAGCCAACGCAGCAGTCACATCATCAGCCTCGGGGTTTGACATCAATTCGTTGATGGCTCCGATGCTGTTGGTGAATGTGGACTGAAGTTGAGTGTCTACATGACCGCCGTGATATCTATTAGTGATAGCCGCTGCCTTGATCCTTGCAGTCATCGGGTCAAGACCCTCGGCACTAAGTGAATCAAAGTTTTTTTTGAAGGCAACTTTTCCTGCCTGCTTTCTCAAGGTATCAATGTTCAGGGAAACCTGTCTCACTGTTCCTTCTTTAGTGGGCAGATTGATTGCCCAGCCTTCAGCGGTCTTGGAGACAATGCCACCAGTTTGCTGTGCAATAATGTCAATCTGGTCATCATCAAACACGGGGAGTTCGGCAAACCTTTGAATGAAGTGGTCTTTCACACTTTCTTCAAGTGCTTGATTCCGTACTGCAAGTCCTTCGCCAAACACTCGACTTTGAGCAGCCTCAATAGTGGAAGACGCAAGTTCATATTCACCCTTCATGGTGTCGAACAGTTTCTTTCCGTTTGAAAGTCGTGCTTCCTTCAAAGCCTGATCTGCGTCCATGTCTCCATCTTTTGCAAGTTCAAGGAGGTAGGAGCCAACAACACGCTCATGGGTTTCGTTACCGAGATGACCACGGTATCTGTAATCAGACAACAGCAACTCAACTCGTTCTGTCTTGCTCGGACCTTCACCAAGTATCCCGACAAGTGCGGGGTCTGTTTCTGGGCCACCCGCCAGAGCATCCACCACATCACCTTGGAGAGCAATCAGTGAGTCTGATTGACCTTTCTCCAGCCGAAGTTTGACCAGAGAGTTTGTAGCGGAATCCAATACTTGCCCAAACTCTTTCTCAAAGTTTGATGCGTAGTAATAGTCATTGATTGTTGCTTCATCCAGACCCAGAGGATTGAGTTTGCTTTGGATGTAGGCAGACATCGCCGCCACCGGATCGGCAGCAGATTGAAGTTGATCTGTATTCTTTTCAAAATCAAGGGCCAAGTTAGAGTTGATCTCGGCCTTAGCCATTCTTGAGTTCAACTTCGCAAGACCACGCTTCGCTCCGACTTCAGCCCAAGGGTTCTCGGTAGCATCCATCAAGCCTTTATCAACAAGACTTGCGTAGTTAAGAGCATTGTCCTTTCGCAACTTTGCGAGTGTTTCAATCTCAAGGTTTTGAGCCTCACGCTCTGCGATAGTCAAAGCCTCTTGATCTTCACGTTGCTGTACACCTTGGAAGTATTTGAACGCAGTCTCAGACAGTGCTTGGAACTGGTTTGCAATAGGGGTGAGCGTATCAATAGGTTGAGCAGGGGCACCCGCAGGAGCCGCAGGAGCAGCAGGGGCACCCTTACCAAACGTGGTGAAAGCGGAGACAGGTGAAGCAGTTACTTGAGTATTTGGTTCTGCCATTATGCAAGTCTCCCAATAACATTAGACCAAGTTGCATCCGTACCTTGAGGTAGACCCGCAGCAGCACTCATGTATGAACTACCAAATGCTCCTGCCGCTGCAATCGCAATGTCCATACCTCCCGGTACATAGGTTCCGGGGAGTTGATCTGGGGGAGCCAAAGGTTGCATTGGGCTTGGCATAGCAGCGTTGATACGGTTCTGAGCCTGAGCCTGCACAGCATTCACTTGACGCTGGGACTGTCTCAAAGTTCCTTCAAAGTTGTCGTGGATGACATTCGCAGCCCGAGCCTCTACGTTCTCAAACTCTTGGAGAGCGAGTTGCTTGGATTGTCCAGTTGTCTCAGTATTCATTGTCCTAAAGGCACCTGAGGCTGCTTGAGAACGTCGAGCATACTGGTTGATTGTTTGGAAGGCATTCTTCTTTCGCTGCTGGTTTGCCTCAAGGATCGACTGATATTGTTGATCCGCATCGGTCTTGGCAGCACCCGCCACATAGTTGTATCGCTCTTCTTGGAAGTCAGCAAGTTTCTGCTGATACCCAACCATATCCATGTAATACTTGTTGCGTTGGATCTGAAGTCTGCGGTTGTACGCGGCCTGTGCTTTTGCTTGGCGACGTTTGCTCATGCCGCCAAGAATGGCACTTCCGACCATTAGGGCTGTACCGATTGCCATAAGCAGAACTCCTTGAATTGATGGCCCGCAGGCCCGAGTGTTAATGTGTTTCCGAATTCAAATCCCAACCATTGCAGCCATCTAATCGTCAGATCATTGCGTGCGTCTGCAACATTAAAAAGCATCCTATATCGAGGGCGGAGCCGCAGCAGCCACTTCTTCGATAGTCGGCAGAATGCAATGGGATTTGATAGCACCTTGTTGGTGCCGAGTAACCAGACACGCCCAGCGTCTCCCTCAGGGACCACGCCGAACATGCATATAATTTCTTCGTTGTCTAAAGCGGTGTAACACTCGCCGTGGACATACGCATAGTAAATAGCATCATGGGCATCCTCGCCCAGTGCCATCACTTCCTCATAGTCTGCCGTTCTTAACTCCCGTGCAGTACGAGGGATATCAGGCAGAATGCTCGTCCTGATCTTTATCATCTCTTCTGAGATCGAGAGGTCAGGTCGCCCTCAAAGAAGGCAGATTGGAAGTTACTTGGAAGGCCACTGGAGTTGAGTAGTTCAACCTTGGCTTCCGATGATTGTGAGAATACTGGCACCCTGAATGATCCTTGGGATGATGGTAGGACATCAGTGGTGCTTGAGGTGGATGTATAGAACCGCCCAGAGAATGGGTACTCAATAGGATCACCATTTGTGGGTGTGACCCTGATGTTGAAGAACGAAGTCTCATCAAACATCACGGTGACGTAGCGGATCTGGTGCCTGCTTCCCGGCATACTTGGCATCGGACGCTGGTTGCCGAAGCGATCCTTGTCTTTGATGACCGGCTTGGTGAACTCATAACGCATGGTATATGGCTCTCCGATGTACACAGGCGTGGTAGAAAAGTCTCCAGATGCCGTGATAGTGCCGCTTCCCCTAGTGCTGACGGTCAATTTGAACCCAGTATTGGTATAGATTTCAGCAGATGCCGAGGGTGTGTAGACCAATCCAGTCCATTGGGTGGTGTTGGTAGCGGCTGAGTATGTGCCACTTGTCTTGTACACACGACGATCCAAGGTGGTGACGTAATCGACATTCACATCGGTCAGTCCTGTTTGCATCTGCATCTTCTCAAGGAACAGATCGTTGCCATACTTGATCAGGATAAACAGATCAGTATCAATCAGGAACACCGAGTAGATACTGCCACCGAAGGTGAACTTTGACCACGCCGACAATTCACGCCGACCGTTGAGATCCATGAACTTGTAGACATATAAATTAGTTGGGTCATTATCCGTTACAGCAAACAGCATGTCCTCGTGGGTAGATGCTGCCATGTGCTTGATATCGCCCTTGATGTACTTCGGCACCTGAGCAGATGCTTCAACGGCATCAAACTGAATATCGACTTCATTAACTTTGAAGAACTGTTTGACACCGCTGAAGTCTCCACGAGGAAAAGCGAAGAAGAGACTGGACCCTGCCACCACGGGTTTGGTGTTCGGAGTAATCTCAAAAGCAGTTTGGGGGGTAATCGAAGCAGTCAGTGGGGACAGCACTTGCTCGCCTTGAAGACTGAACTGTGTGCGGTCAGAGAACAGGATCAACCTGTTGGAGAAGGGGACTGCTTGCTTGAGGTTTGAAATAGATGCACCACCAACGGCTACATCAATGACAGCAGAGTCAAGGAGTTGAGCCACGGTGGTGCGGTAGAAGTTGAAGTATTCCCCAACTTCAGACAGTATCACATTCTCTCCAGACAGAAGTACGAGTCTGTTCTTAAAGAATGAGATCTCACTGATCTTATTATTCACAAAGGTAGGAGGTGGGTTCGTTAGTTCATCACCAACTTGTCTAGGGGAGAACTTGAAGTTCCCCATAGGTGCTGCGGCTGAACCACCATACGAACCGTCTGCTTGGTTAAGTTGAAAGTCTCCGCTGGTTCCATCCCGAACAAGGACATGGGGCATGGTGGCAAAGTCGAAATCATTCTTGATACCGCCTGCGGTTGTCTCAATCCAGCGACCCTGACACACCCCAGTCTGATCATTATCACCAACAAACTTGACATAGTAATCATCCACGCCCGTCTCTGGGTTACCGATTACTCTGATGACCATGCCGTGTTTAGCGACAGACGGGAGGTCTGCAAAGTTCTCAATGTCATCCTTGATGACCAAGAGGATCTGTCCTCCAAGTCCATCGGATGCAGTGAGGTTGAATGCCTCATTCGCAGAGACATAGACAGTAGTTGTGCCGGTATTGGGTGCAGTCAGATCCAACGATCCTGAGGACGGACTAAATGCATTCAACGCAGCAGCAACTTGAGTGGCAGTAGTAATGCCATCTTTACCGTCGCCCACGGTAGAGCCATATCCAAACTCGGGCTGGACACCGCCGGTGCCCGGATCAGAGTCAAGGTTTGCATCCTCACCATTCACAGACAACTCAAGTTGACACTTAGAGAAGTTCGCGGGTGACTGGCGGACAACCACCAGAGCCTCGTGAGTATTCACGGAGCCACTCGATAGTGTGTTCGCTTGAAGCACCTGAGTATCGGTGTTCACCAAGAAGGTTACATCAGCAATCGTCACAGCCCTGAAGTCAGCCCGTGGATTGCTTGAGGTGAAATATGTAGTTATTGCTGCGGGTTCACCAACCTCATCATCCACAACAACATTCTTTGTGTTGCCTGCCATATCAAATGCCTTGACAGTTCCACCACCATCGACAACAAGAAAGTATTGTTCATTAGCATCACGATTGACATGATGAATGAAAGCATCGGAAGCAACACCTGTGATAAGACTTTGAACAAACTCTGTTGGAGGACGCTTCTTCAGTCCTTCAACGACGCTACCGATGGCGTTCTCTTGAACTTCACATTGGCTAATCAGTCGCATCACATCAGGCTGCTGACTAACACCACCAATCAAATTAGGAATATCAGTGGTAATCAGTGCCATCAGTATCCGCTCCCTCTAATACCTGAACGTCGGTTAACGATTTGAAAGGTGTCCATATTGTCGAAGATAGTACGGTCAGAAGTATCACCCTCAAACTCACGCAGGGTAGCCAAGGCTTTCTGCTCATCACGGAGGGTGAAGGCGTTGCCCTTGACCGAGCCGACCATTCGGTCTTGGAAGATGCGTGCAGCCCGCACAGTGATGTATCGACGGGCTGCTTCTGGGAGTTCTTCAAAGTCGTAGACAAAGACGATGGCACATCTCACGCTGCTAGTGAACGTGAAAGTGTTGTTCGTCTTATCGAATAGTTTGGTCCCCCGCTGGATGACCTCACGGTTATCTGCACCAATAGTCGATGATGAGTCTGGGGGTACAGTCGTATCGTTATCAATGCGGAGAACTTCAGCAGCGAGAATAATCTCGCCACTGGAGTCAGGGGAAAGTGTTTGATTGTGCAAGGTGTTGAAGTGCCATCCTTCACCCTGAACCTCGCGTGCAACCTCATCGAGGATGTTTTGTGCGATAGCAGCATCAGCATTCTGCGTCCCGGTGAGACTGTTGATTGGAGGCTCACCAATGACAGACAACATGGTGTTGACTGCGTTGAGTTCAGACGTTCTTGAAGGCATTACAACTCCTTGTAAAAAGGGCCGGGACACCCGAAGATGCCCCGACCTGTGGGAGAATCAAGACTACACAAGTAGTCTCAGGGAGAAAATCATTACTGGGTAATGAGTTCGTAGCAGCATTCTTCACGAAGAACGCCGTGACCCATAGCGTACTTAGCAACCATCAGGGTGCCAAGACGGTCGAGTTGGTACTCAGATTCCAAAGCGAGGTCAAGCAACTTAACGGTGCCCACGCCTTCGGTTTGGAAGATAACACCAGCAGTGTTGCTGAAGTTGGCTGAGTAGCCAGCGGAACCAGAAGCATCGAATGGGTTGTTAGCAATAGCAGCATCATCAAAGATGGTGCCTGCTTCGTTGCCGCTCGGGATGTGGTTGGACTTCATGATGCGAATACCCGCAACCTGAGCCACTTCACCCGTGGCAATAGATCCCATACCACCGAAGTCGGTGTTGATGGCATCATTACCTGACTTCACCAAGGTGTAGTACAGGGCTGGGGTAAGCAGGCAGTAACGCCCTTCAGATGGAACATTCTTTTCGTCCATCTTCTGAGCAGCCTGAGCGATACCTTCAACCAAGTCACCAGCGTCATAAACTTGATCACTGTCACCTGTGCCAGTTGCCGTGGTGTCAATTTGGGCACCGAGGAACTGAGTGGACGTACCAGCAGCCACATTAAAGCGGTCAGTCGTAGCACGGGCACCAGCGATGACGGTACGGATCAACGCACGGTCAGAGTGGTAAGCCAGTTCACGACCGATAGCGGTGGTGTAGCCAGATCGAACATCGTAGTGGTTCTTGGCTTCGTCAATGTCAGCAATGAATGCAGACGAGACAAGAGTGCCGTCGATGCTGATGGTACGCTCAGCGTGCTTGACCTTGGAGAGGTACTTGGCTTCGTCGAGAACACCATCCGAACCGGAGGAGTCCAGACCAGACCCGAGGATAGATTCACCGGGGGTGTGGTACTTAGCCGAAGCAGTACCCATCACTGGGAACTGAGCAGTCTTACCGCTAGAGATAGTACGGACAGTATGAAGAGGCATCATTACGTTTGCTTCTTCAAACACCTGAAGGACTTCACCAGAGAAGACCTTGAGGAACATTGCACTGGCATCGCCAGTCGCATTGATTTGACCCAAACGAGAAACGTCGATTGGGTTCATGGAGTTTTGTGCTGCCATGAGACATTTCCTTTCTAAGAAAAGTTAGAGTTAGTTCGGGCTGATTGGACTTAGATGTCGCAAAGATTGTCCTACCGCAGCAGGGTCAAAGTTATTCTTGTTCTTCTTCAGCACCAATAGATCCTGCAAACCAACCTTCAGGAAGGTCCACAGGGGATTGAGATAGAACCCACGCGGTTCCATCCCAGAAATAGACATGGCCCCGAACATCGGAGCCGAGCCTGACGAGTCCATCGGACTCACTTACGAATACTACTTTTGAACTTCCGCACCCGCTCATTCCACCGCTCACGGTGAGGAGTAGGACGGGCATCCATCGCAGTATTCTTCGCGTTAACCAAACATGTAATGATCGGAGTAAGTAGAGACACCAGTACACTCGCAATGATCTGTTGCATAGTTGTCTCCACTGAAATTTCATTATTTACGCTTCTGTGCTGCCTTGATTACATCGCCACGAGTGACCTTATCAAAGGGTGGGGTCATGGCTGCAAGTTTAGCATTACCTTTTTTCTTCTTCTTCATCTTCAATTTATCTTTTGAGTGACCATAGTGGCTGGGCATTATTTAACTCCATTCTTGAGGGTGAGGCGAGAGCCTGTGTAGCCCATTGCAACCAAAGCAGTATTGAGCAAAGCAACAACTTGTACCCAAGGGCCATCAGAAGGAATGGCTCCAGAACCAATCACCGCACCAAGGGCAACGGCACATAATGAAAGCCAAAATTCAGTAGTCTTATATCCGGGTTTATCCATTTGATTACTCCATTAAAGTACGTTTGAGTTTTGAAGGCGGTTGTAGACCTGTTGCCGATAGGCTGGGTCTCTCTTATATCGAGGATCAGACATCGCCTCCGTCACTTGGGCACGAGACTGAAAGGCTCCACTATTCGGGATGGTGTTTCCTGTCTCACCCTGCAATAGCGGGGCACCTTGGGATTGCACAAAGCGTGCATACATACCATTCACGGCAGTCTGCATAACACCAGCATCACCATTAATCATCTCGTTGAAAGCATCAATCTCTGTATCAGGCAAGTTGTTCGATGCCCATTGCAGCATGGCATTGTAGTTTTCTTCACCACCAACTGCCTCAAACGTCGCTTGTACTTCTTGCTCAGCAATGATCTTCTGACTTTCAACATAGTTGTCAATCATTACACGCGGAATACCCGACTGAGCCAACCGCTCACGCGAGTCTTCAGAGACATCACCAGTCGCATCAAACTCGTCTGACAATCGCATGAAGACTTCTTCACTGAATTGACTGGATACTTCCGGTTCTTCTTCAGTCTCTTGCGGCTGTTGACGCGACTGCGAGAACTCTCTTTGGAGTTGGTCGTAGGCGTATGCCAACGCTTCAGGGGACTCAAACTTCTCAGGGAGCCACGAGGGTCGTTCCTCGCCCATCTGCTCTTGGGCTTCCGGCGGGGCTTGCGACTCAACTTGTTCTACTTGCTCCTGTTGGTATGCGGGGGCTTCATCACTCTTGATTTCTACTTTTTGATAATCAGACATCTTGTTGTTCTCCTTGAGACATCATGTTGTCGATGACCTTCGGCCCTGCTTGTTGGGCCATCATCATCTGTTGTTGTTGCTGCATCGCTTGTTGCTGCATCATTTGTAATTCTTCTGGTGTTCTTACCAGACCTTTGGTGTCAATACCCAACGCCATAGCACGACGCTTCAGGTACTCACCAACATCGACATATTGTTGAAGCACTTGGGGTCCGAGGATCTGGCCTATTCCTGCAAGATAAGTGTCGAGTTTATTGAGATCATTTCCTCGCCCAAGTGCTTCAATTCCTGTGATAATGACGGGCCGGATCTTCTCCATAGGGATCTTGGGTAAGGCTCCCTCCCGCTTCATCTTGTTCATAATTAGTCGCACCATTGGGAGACTTAACTCACGGGACAGGATCGAATAGATCCCTCCAAGTTGTCTCTCTACTGCCTGAGTTACTAGCCGGACTTCCTCTGCCGTGACTCGATCCGCATTACGAATTGATCCTTCCACGAGGAGAAAGGCATACGCAAGTCTCTCTTCAATTCCTCTGATCGTATTAAGAGCAACAGTGAAATCCGCCGCTTTCTGACTCTGGAGAACTGATACATCACCCGCAGATCCTTCTCTAATGGCACCGTTAGGTGACTCGCTAAGGGTCCGGGCACGGGTAGTGCCGTTAGGACTCACAAGGAACAGAACTTTGGCAGCGGCAGCACTACCTTCAACGATTGCTTTGGATAGTCCCTCCAGTGATTGGAGGTCACCCATGTATTGTTCGACATAACCACGACCATAGTTCTCGCCATCAACTCTGCCCATACGGACAGCAATGAAAGGAGCATCCTCTGGCTCAATGGTTCGTCGAGAGTTCTCTAGTTCTTGACCATTGATTTCTTGGAAGACATCCACCTTGCCATCGGGGCGGGTGATCATGCCTGTATACATGTCAATATGTGATTTGTAAGCATCAGCCTGAGGACTGACCTCAACCTGTGCTTCGGGTGGCAGCATCGAAGGGTGGATGCTTTCCTTGAGTACCACGGTGCGGGTGATACCCAAAGGACAACGCTTGACCACATAGCGATCAAGGTGAACCACACGCATATTGCCACCATCAGGGAAGTACAGAAGTGCGTTCCCGGTGACAACCAAATGTCTTACTGCGTCGAATAGTCCGGTGCGTACACCTGACCGCTCGACCTCATCCATCATGGATCGCTCAATAGTGGCGAGGCTATTCTCTACCTCAGTCTTGACCTTGGGGTCAATCTGCTCCAGTTCTCGCTCAGTCTCCTCGTCCAATTGCAGACGGAAGAAGGGAGAGTTTGGGGGCAGGAGGGATAGCAGTAGGGCAGAGGCGAGATTATTGACACCTCTGGCCCCTACGCTCTGGAAAGGGGTTGGGAACTTGGTAGCACTGGTCGAGCCTTCTTCGGGTAGAATGGTCGGAATAGTGATAGCACTAGCGTCCCTTGCCCTCTCAAGAAACTGAGTTCTCTCACTAGAGCATTTCTCGTAGATGCTACTTAAAGATTCCATTACAGGTTCACCGTGCCTCCCGAAGTATTCATCGGGATCTTGAGCATGCCCTTGCCTCTACGGCTGGTTCCTCGTCGCTTACGGACAGGATTATCGGGGCGTGCTTGGAGGTTTTTGAGGGGTTCCACCATCGCAAGTTGAGGTGGAGGAGCAACATTGATTTGTGCGGGTGGCGGCGGTGGTGCTACCGGAGGTGGTGGAGGAGGGGGTAGAGCCGATGATCCGCCGCCAATGCACATAGTTAGTTCTCCAGAATATTGTTTTCTTGGGCTTTGAGTTCTTCAATGAGGAAGCGTACAACCATACGCTTGCCAGTTTCGACCCATACCTGACGGTCAGACCACTCAGGATCAGGGCAACGCTCGGGGAACCGCTCGTCCAAAGCCTTGACCAGCAAGGCATCTAGGGCGGGAAGTCTCCTCATAGTCATCCTTTCGACTCCTTCTCAGTCTGGATGTAACCATAAAGCAATACGCTGTAGTTAATTAGATCAAGAACAGTGTCCTCAATCTTCTCATCAGCCACCTTGTACTCACCAGTATCAAGGAAAGTAATCAGG